ATGAGCGCGTCGGGCCGCGTGCTGGCGGAACTTCGGCGCAACCGCCGGCCGATACGGCTGGTGGGCGCCTCGGGGCAGCTTGGTTATGGCGTGCCCACGCCCGCGTTTGAGGCTGCGCTTGCCCGTCAGCCTGATCTCATTGGTGCCGACATGGGGTCGATCGATATCGGACCGACCTATCTCGGCAAGGGCGAAATGGCGACGTCGCCGGCAGCGACGCGGCGTGATTTGCGAAAGCTGTTGCATGGTGCACGCCGGCTCGACGTGCCGCTGGTGATCGGATCGGCGGGTTCTGCCGGCGCTGCGCCGCATCTCGAGGCAACGTTGGACATCGTGCGCGAGATCGCGCGCGCGGACGGTTTGCGTTTCCGGCTCGGCGTGTTGCGCGCCGACATAGCACGACCTGCGTTGGTTGACGCTGTTCACGCAGGGCAGGTGGTCGGTCTCGACGGCATGCCGGCATTGAGCGAGGAGGAAGTGCTCGAAGCCGCCCATATTGTCGGCCAGATGGGCATGGGGCCGTTTCGCCGCGCACTGGCGGAAGACATCGATGTGCTGATTGCCGGGCGTGCCTGCGATACGGCGATTTTCGCCGCGCTGCCGACGATGCTGGACTATCCGGTCGGTTTGGCCGTGCACATGGCGAAGATCATCGAGTGCGCGTCGTTGTGCTGCGTGCCGGGCGGACGGGATTCGATCCTGGCGACGCTGGACGATGAAAGCTTTGTGCTGGAGAGCATGAACCCGGCCCGGCGCGCGACCGCAACCTCGGTTGCCGCGCACAGTCTGTACGAACAAGCGGACCCGTTCACGGTGCATGAACCCGAGGGACAGCTCGATCTCAGCCAGGCACATTATGAGGCCGTGGATGATCGTCGCTGCCGGGTTCGCGGAGCGCGCTGGGAAGTGTCAAGCAATCCCTGTGTCAAACTCGAGGGGGCGCGCAAGATCGGCGAGCGCGCGGTATTGCTCGCCGGCGCCGCTGATCCGCGCTTCATCGCCCATCACCGCGAAATCCTGCCGGCGGTGGCCGAGGTCGTGCGGGAACTGGTGTGCGAGGACACGCCGCAGGACTACACGTTGCGGTTCCGGGTCTACGGCGTCGATGGTGTGCGCATGGCGCCGCCGATTGATGAACCGCCACCCGGCGAGGTGTTCGTCATGGGCGAATGCATCGCACCGACCGCGGAACGTGCCGCCGAGGTGGTACGCACCTGCAAGCAGTACCTGTTGCACCACGGCTATCCGGGCCGGCTTTCGACCGCCGGCAATCTGGCTTTCCCGTTCACCCCGCCCGAAATGTCTCTCGGACCGGCGTACCGTTTCAACGTGTACCACCTGCTGCACTTGCCGGACCCGGACGTGCTGTTCCCATTGGACGTGGAGCAAGTCTGACGCCTGCAACTGGTGCGATGAACCTGCCGTCACGGAGAATCTGACAGGGGGATCGGCAAAAACGTGGCCGCAAGCGGACAGTCCAGGTTCCACGCACTACCCAGGTCGGCGCCGATGTCCCAGTTGGCGGGTTTTTGGATATCGGAGAAATTGTCGGTCACCGCGTTGCCACGACCGATGGCGTTGTCGCCATAGGGATAAAACAGGTTACAATCGGGCGAGAGGTTCACCAGCGCCTGCGCCAAGGTGACTTGCAGGTGGGTCGCGTCGAGGCGGGCGCACGACACCGCCGGAACCAGGATGCCGGGGCTGGCGATACTGCCTCCGTCCATCACCATGAACCCCGCACCGTTTGCGGCTTGCAAAGGTACCTTGAGGTCACTGCCCGCGTCGTGGCCGATCGTCAGAACCAGAACAGTGTTGCCCTGCCTGTAGACATTCTGAATTGTCGGGCCGCCCCGCTGGGGCAAGCCTGTCGGGATCGATGTGAAAGTATCGCCATAGCCAGCCGTCATGAGGGTCCGCCCAACAATGGGAGCGGCGAGTTGGGCAAAGCGCTGGTTGTCGGGGGAGTCACGATGCGACGAGTCGCCACCGGTACTGATCCCGGTGGTGGGGTCCCAAGTGGAGCCTCGCGGATTGCTGTCGGATGTCTGGGGATTGCCGATCACAACGTTCTGCGTGGGATCGGCCGCGATGGCCGCCACGACCTCACGATGCATCTGCATGCCGCCAGCGCCGCCATACGGTATGGCGTTCCACCAGATCAGCGGCATGCGGCTCGCCGAGGCCGCGAGCATGCTCCTTTCGAACGCCAGGAAGCGCTCGGCGGCGGCCTGGAAGGTCGCCTTCTCGCTATAGGAGCGCAGGCTGTCGGTTTCGTTCCAGGGCCAGACCACGGCACAAACGTCGGAGAGGTCTTGTGTGCTCAAGCCATTGATAGCGGTCTGTACGGCAACTCCGTCGGCGCCGAGTTGCCAGGTGGACGGACTTGACCCGTCAGCCGGATCCTGCACGAAGCTGCCCGGGTAAGCACCATCGAGGGCAGCATAAATCCCGTGGCCGCTCTGCATCGTATAGCTTTGCGGATTGCCGGTCGTCGCCAGGACGTTGTACGCGAGCGCACCCAGGTACCAGGCTACGCCCTGCACCAGCAACTGGGCCGCACCGTCATTGAGGGAGTAATTGATCGCGTTGGACTGGCCATCGATGATCAAAAGGACGCCATGACGGGGGCCCCGGCTCCAGCGACCGCCGTAGGTCAGGACAGTACCAGCCTCAGTGTCGGTCAGCGCCCGGTTCCAGGTTGCGGCTTCGTGCAGCCAACACTGCGCCGAACCCAAAAGGGTTGTGTCGTGCAGCAACACCGTCCCGCCGGTCGCGCTCGCGGGGAGTGGATTCGTTGCCGCGGTAGCGACTTTGGCATTATCCAGCCAGACGTCGATCCCGCTGCCCACCGTGTAACGCAAAACGATGGAGTGGGTATGCCGACGTTCGAGCGTGCTGGTCAGTATGGTTTGGCCCGCACCGGGGAACAGAATCAGTCTTCCTTGCCCGGTCTGACCGTCGGCTTGAATGAGCGGCGTGCCGCTTGAGGTCATCAGCGTGATCGGGTTGCTATCTCGCCCCGAGTTCTGCCGCCAATTGGGACGTGACCAGACGAGAAACCAGGTCCAGCTTGCGCCGGAGCTCGATGTGATACCCGGCACCCGGAAGCCCAGATCCGGGTCCAGCGCAGGCGCGAGGGTCGCGTTGCCACCGGCAACATGGCCGACACCGCCCAACAATCCCGACAGGCGCGGGGTCGCATACAGAGTATTGGTTGGCGACAAGAACGAATATGGCAGCAAACCATTGCCGCTGCCCGACTTGTCCACCAGGCTGGCCGCCGGATTGTTCCAGGACGACAGCGGATTTCCCGCGGCATCGAGGAGGCCAGATGGGGCACTCGCGTCCCACCAGCCTGACAGGCCGGCTATGTTGTTCGGCTGTGCGCCGGAAGGACCGACATTCGAGGTCGTACCGGTTGTACGCAATGGGCACCACAGGGCAACGAGCCCGTTCCCGATCGCCATGGAAACGCCAGGGGCTACCAGGGCCACGCTCATTCAGGTCACCGCGAAGCCGGTCGGGTACACGGTGGGCATGCTGCCGTCGGTACCCTCTACCCACGCGTACCAAGTGCCGGCGGTGGGTGGAGTCGGGACATATGCGCCCCATAGATTCGAATTGACGTACAACCCGACCGTCCAGGACGTGGGTGGCGTGCCAGCGGACGTCGAAAATCCGAACTGAACCGCAGCATTGGCGGGCGTAATTTGGGCGTTGACGCCGATGGCATTGGAGCCGTGGACATAACTGCCGCTTGGAAAAACGTTCCAGTTAACAGCGGTTACGGATGGCGTTCCGCTCGTTGTAAACGCGGTCGCTATCGCTGACGCGGCGCCGGTCCCGCTGGCATTCACCGCGACGACCTGGAAGTCGTATGATGTTGCGATGGCAAGGCCTGTGACCGTGTGCGAGGTCGCAGTCAGGCCTGATACGCTGGTAAGCCAAGCGGTCGTACCAGTGGTCCGGTATTGCACCGTATAGCTGGTGGGGGTACCGCCCGATGTCGGTGCCGACCAGCCCAGCGATATCGTGCTGCTGGTTGGGCTGCTGGCGCTGAGTGCTACGACAGGACCGGGGACGCCAACGACAGATGATGTCGACGTGGTCAGAATTGCCGATGGCAGGCCAGTTCCACCACTGCTCGCTGCTGATACCGTGAAGTCATAGCTTGTTCCGGAGGTCAGGCCGGTCACGACGCACTCGAGACCGGTCACCGATGAAGCTGTTGACCAAGTCGTTGTGCCGGAAACCCGGTACATTACAACATAGCTCGCAGCAGCCGGCGAAGCGGCGGCCCATGAGAGCGTCACGCTGTTGGCGGTGATACTTCCGGCGCCGAGTCCAGCAACCTGTCCCGGCACCGCTGGAATTGTCGACATCGACGACGTGTTGCTCGTCCATGCGTACACCACCGTGCCGCCCGAGTAGGTTGCGGTGACCAACCTTGCCGCCTGCCCGGCTGCGAGGACGGTACTACCCGATGAGGTAACGATTCCGGTCGCGAACGTCACGTTGGCAGTGCTAAGGTTGAGCACATCGCATGTGAACCCACTCCCCATGTTGAGCGGAGCCGGTGTCAGGGTAGCAGGCTGACTGCAGACCAGAATCCGCCCGTTATGTATCGTGGTATCGAGCAGGGTGTTCGTCGTGATCTCGACCACGGGCGGTTTATAGCTGGGCATTTTCGAGCCAAGCCATGCCCAGATCGCCGACAGTGTTTGGCGCAGCATCGTGCTGCTGCCCTGTGCCACCCAGAATGTATCCGTATCGGAGGCAATGGTGGCGGGCTGTGCCTCATCGATCGTCCGACCGTTGATGAAATTGGCGTAGCTGATCGCGTGATCAATCCCAGCCTGGTTTATCCCGACCAGGTCGTTGCTGGAGATGGCGGAAACCGCACTCAGTCCACCAATGCTGTATACCGCAGACCCGTCGGCTGTGACCTCTTGGGCAGTCGCGGAAATCGTTCCCGTAGGGCTGATTGATACGTTCGATCCGGCCGAGAACAGGCCGCGCAGCAGAGCGACGGGTAGAAGTTTCGGGGTTCCGCCACTGCTCAGAACTGCCTGGTCGGTCGGAACAAGTGCCGTTTCCACCGGAAAACCAGCGTGATCGCCCCCGGTCGCAGCAAGCGTTCCACCATAGAGCTGGAGCCCGGTCCCGACGCCGACGGGCTCCGGGCCGCCGTCACCCAGGCTGATGCGGCCGAGCAATGAGCCGGAGGCCACCATGACTGCGGGTTGGGTTCCGGCCAGTAACGCACCAACACTGACGGCAACCGTGGATCCGCTCTGGCTGAGCGGTAGCTCGTCCGCGGCCGTTGCGACGGTAACACTGGGAAGTTGAGAGATTGTCGGCATGAATGCTTCGCCACGAAGTGTTACGATGGACTATTGGAAGCTCAGCCTCACGACTGGACCGGTGTCCCACTGGATACCGAGATCCAGCGGGTACCGTCGCCAAAGACTTCCACTCCGGTACCGGCGCCGGAAGCATCCGCTGGTTTGCGCCCATTTGTGGCAAATGCCTTGGATCCCGCGGGCGGCGTGGCTGGTAGTGTTTGCACAGAGTAGCAAGGGAGAATTGGGACACCCGTAAATCTGGGATTCACCGAATTGGCTCTGAACACTTCATGCCAACTGGCGCTGCCGTCGGATATGATGTGATAGCGGTCGTTTTGTCGCAGGGTGATCGGACCGTTGTCGATGGCATCCGATCCGCTGGTTGCAATTGCTACGACGCAGACATTGACGACGGAGAATGTAAACCCGACGCCTGCCGCAACTGTACTGGCCGCCGGCAGGGTCACTGTATATGCTGACGTTCCCGTGAGAAAGACGATGTTTCCCGACAGGTAGGCACCAAGAGTGGTGTTTGCCGAGCATACGTTCTGAAACCCGACCGTGATCCCGCGCCCGACCACCCAGGAAAGTCCACTTTGAGTCCAACGAAGGGCATTCGTCGTACTGTCGAAATACAGCTTGTTGGAGTTGGTTGGTTCAAAGGCAATCGCATGTCCAGATGCCATGCGAATTGCCGCAGCACCGGCCATTTGCTGTGCATTCGTGGTATCGAGTACCGACGTCGAGAATGGGATTCCCGCGCTGAAGACCTGGTATGCGTGGCCAGTGCTGCCGGCCGCGAGGTAGACTCCGATAACGTTCGATATCTCGACCGGTGCTCCGGAGCTATTATTCTGACCGACCACGAGAGATTGGATCTGCCGGTTGTTTCCGTCATCCGGCCCGTTGCCAAACCAGTCCATCTCTGCCGTAATCGACGCGTTTGTGACGCTCGAGGATTGGCCAGTTACATCACGGTATTCCAGACAAGCCGTCCAGAGCTGAGGTTGTGGGAGAGGGGTGCCGCTCGCATTTGTTCCCACGACCTGCCGAACCGTCTGGATGTAGCGCGAGACATGTTGCGCCGGTGCGCTTGCGGTCGGCGTCTGGTTACCTGCCCAGACGAGCCGATCCAGACCGCCCCAAATAAAGTTGTTCGGACTATCAAAAATGAACGTATCGGTACGATTGGCGCTCGCCACCGTACCGGTCGTACCTCCGGTATGATTGACCACGTAGGATGTGTGCAGCACGGCGAAGTCTGTCGGCTGTGAAACGCCCTGAGAGATTTCGGCGCTGACCCCGCTATTACCGACCACTACTCCCGGCAGCAGAAAGCTGGATGGCCCGTTACCGCCGGGCGCTCCGTCAGCCAGAGATGTGCCGTTTTGCAGAGTCGTCCCGTCGACTATCCATTTAACCCATTTTGTAAGTGGGATGCCCCAATTGCTGGTGTTCTGGAGATTGGTTACGCCGTTGGGGACGTAAATGACCGAACCGGCTGGGGCCGCCTGATACGCCGCCTTGAATGCAGCAGTATCATCCGTGGTCCCATTGAGCTGCGCGTTGTACGGCGGAACCTTGACGTTTATGACGCCTGTGGCGCCGGAACTGAGATCAACATACTGCCTGGTGGCGGCATTCAGCGCACCGGTTGGATTGGCTGCAAGGGTCAACGCTCCGGTTAGCGTACCGCCCGTCAGAGGCAGAGCGGTTGCCGTCTGCGTGTCGACGTACTGCTTGGTCGCCGCCTGCATCGCTGCGGCGGGATTGGCAGCGAGGGTCAGCGGTCCGATAAGCGTGCCTCCGCTCAGCGGGAGACCGCTCGTAGCCTGCCCATCCACATATTGCTTGGTCGCTGCTTGCAGCGCCGTGGCTGGGTTGGCGGCGAGCGTCAGCGGACCGCCCAGGACACCTCCGGTAAGCGGCAGGGCGGTCGCCGTCTGACTATCGACATACTGCTTCGTTGCGGCCTGCAAGGCTGTGACCGGGTTGGCTGCGAGTGTCAGTGGGCCGGTAAGCGTATCCCCGGTACGAAAGACGCGTGTATCCACATATTGTTTGGTCGACGCCTGCAATGCCGACGAAGGATCGCCAGCCAGGGTCAACCCCCCGGACAACGTGCCACCCGATTTCGGGAGGGCGCTGGCACTTAACGTGTCCGCATAGTTCTTGGTTGCAGCCTGGAGCGCAATCGTCGGGTCGGCGGCAAGCGAAAGCGGCCCGCTCATCGTTCCGCCGGATTTCGGCAGTGCGGTCCCCACCTGGCTGTCCACGTATTCCTTGGTGGCAGCCTGCATGGCTGACGTCGGATCGGCCGCGAGCGTCAGCCCACCAGTCAGCGTACCGCCTGTCCTCGGCAGTGTGCCGGCTGCGAATGCAGCCAACGTTGTGCTGCTCGTTGCCCCCGTTGCCTTGACCAGCAGGGCCGATCCATCGACGTTGGCGACTCCGGGCAGCCCGCTCAAAAACTGGCCGTAAGTCACGGCGGTGTTGGAACCGCTTTGACCCAACGGGACGAGATCGCCCGCAGCAGGCACCGTACCCAAAGGCAGGCTACTCACCAGATATGAGCTTCCCAGCGCGGTGAGCGTGCCGACGGCAAGCGTGAGATTGGCCCCTATGGTGATTGACTCCGGATCACCGGTGCCTGCACTGCTACGCCCAAGCAGATAGCCGCTTTGCATGGCCAGTTCCGGTTGAACCCCAGACAGGAGTTGCGCGCGGGTGACCTTCCGCGCAGTTCCACCCTGGCTGGTAATAAGCTCGTCGGTATCTGACGCGGCCGTAGCGGCCGGAAGCTCATCAATGGTCGGCATTCGCAGTTCGTCTCCAATGACGACGGTCAGCGGCCTCCGCGCTCCACACTGGCGACGGGAGCACGGTGGCCAGGGAGAATGGCGGCTGTGGCTTGCGGGGCCTCAGGGGCCGGTCAGCACCGGATTGCCGTTTTGGTCGGTCAGAACAACGCCCGCGGTAACCTGGATGGCGGTGGGTGGAACCGGGGGCACCGACAGCAGAAGGACCGGCAACAATATGCTTCGCTGCAAGCTGCGCCCGTTGGTGGTTCCGATTAGCAGGGTTATCGTATAGACGGTCCCCACCTGCCCACCTGAGAGCCATAAAACGGCAGAAAGGCCATCGGCACTAACGCTGTTGAGCGTCAGATCCCCGGGATTGTTCGGCGTGATAGTGACATCAATCGTCGCAATCGAATCACCCTTATTGCCGACGACAGCGGGTGATATATCAAGCTGATAGTCAAGAACGTCGTTGGGATCTTTGGTTGCCCAGTTGAGCGGTGACGGCGCGACCGCGGTCGATCCTCTGGCGACGGGAACAAAGGCGTCCAGTAGGACAGTGCGCGCGCTGCTCGGCTTCCAAATATGTGTGGCCGGGGTGGTCATGATGCATGCCCCTGAGATGTGAGACTGCCTCGGTGCACTACTGAGGGTCGGCCCTCAGATGCGAACGTGCTCGTGTCACGTCGAGGTGTGGGTCGCCAATTTCGCAAGTTGGGCCTTGAGAGTATCAATCTGGCCCTGTAGACCGGTGAGGGAGGGCATCGCGGCTGCGTTCGATGGGGCGATCGCCGGCTTGGTGAAGTGGGTGCCATCAAATTCCCAGCCAACGGCAACGCCGCTGACCGAGGATACATCGACCCATGTGATGCCAGGGTGAAACATGAGACGCAGGTCTGTCGCTGTTGTCAGCAGTTCCGTGACCCGGTGATCCTGGATTCGTGCAAAGGTTTTCATCACAAGACTACCACCTGACAACTACCAATCCGCTGGCACCCGCGGCGCCATTATACGCCGTTGCGCTGTTGGCTCCCGTTCCTGCCCCTGCAGCGCCCCCACCCGGAAAGACGCCGGCCACTCCGGTGGTGCCACTGTTCTGCGTCCCCCCCATCGGCGCACAGCCACCCAGCCCGCCCTGGTTCAGTACCGCCGCCTGGCCGGCAGACCCCATGAGATTGACATCCCCGCCGACGCCTACCCCGGCAGGGGTGGCTCCATTTTGGGGGCTCGCGATGGTGGCGAGGTAATTCAGACTGCCTCCGGTCGCACTGACATAGGGGCCGAAACTCGATGTCTGACCTGGCTGCGCACCGGCACCACCGACAACGCCGCCCGCCCCTCCGCTACCAACGGTGACAATGATGGACTGACCAGGCGTAAGACCGGTGATGCGTTTTCTGGCATAGCCACCGCCGCATCCGCCCCCACTCGGGAGGTTGCCTATGGACGCGAAACTACCACAGCCACCACCCCAAACCTCTGCCTCGACCTGAGTGACATTGGCGGGCACTATAAACGTTCCGGAGCTTGCAATCGTCTGGATGCCAGATCCGAAACCCGGTCTGAGCGACGGCAGTTTCCAGGACAGGAACGGCGCCGTGGGCAGCACAGCGATGTCGCTGCCGGTCACTGCGCTCTGTCCATAGGACACCGTAATCACATAGAGCCCGACCCAGCCGTTATCGATGGGCGGTGTCTGTTGGCTGCCGGCATTCGCCGGAGCACCGGATTTGAGTTCCAATTGGACGACTTGCGCGCGAAGAGTATTTTGTGGAGCTCCCGAATTGCTCGGGCCACTGTACGCCTGGGCCGGATTCGCTGCGTTGTAATAGGGCAGAACGACCGGATCCAAGTCGGCTTCCTGAAACGCAGCCTGGATCATAAAGTTAACCGACTGACCGGATGTATTGGGCGCCGTGAGAGTAAAATCCGTCGCGGCGATATTGATTCCGACTTTCAAAAGAGGATCTGTGGCGTCGGCCGGTAAGGACCCATAAGCCAGAGTGTCCACCGTGGAAAGCGTCGTGATGCTGCCAGGCCCGATCACGACCGTCATGGAGGCCGGCGTCGTTGGAATACACGGCAGTCCATCCACGACAGCGTTCGTCCCCAATGTTAGCTGTGCAAGATAACCGATCGCGATCATTGCATTTCGGTTCACCGCGAGCAGGTCAGTATCCAGAGGGATACTTCCCGGGTAGACAATGTTTCTGTTCATATATTTACTTTCTCGTCCGCCATGCATCAGCTACGGATTTGCGTCCAGCCGATGGTTCCGACTGGCAAAACTCCGGCGACGGCAGCATTGATGTCAGTATCCGTTATCTGGCCTTGAATCATTGTAAGGCTGGCGTACTCAATGGCACCTTGGCCCCAACCGCCTGCAGTTCCTCCCCAACCCATGACCAGTGCAATACCGGAATTTGTCGGACGATAGGCTCTTACAAAACACTGAAACGGGAGCGAGAGAGTTCCCCACCCGCCGGTCAGCCCATAGGCACAGCCGCCTCCCAGCCCTGATGGGTCGTAATAGCCACCCGTGTCAACGGGATTCGCTGGTTCGAAGATGCCAGGCTCCCGGCCAGTCAGATCAACCAGGGCCGACTGAACAGCGTAACGTGTACCCCGCTCGCGAACCAGTTCGCGCTGAACGCCAACGCGGAACGAATCATCATTTTGGCCAGCGAGCCGAGCAAATCGTGCACCCAGATAGTCCCAAGCTATGAGGTCCAGCCACTCCCCCTGAGCGGTAGAGAGGCGCGCTTGCGCCCTGACAAATTGAAGAAGTTGATAGCACCACGCCCACCCCCAGGCCAGTCCATTGAGCACGCCATCAAGAATGGGCGTCTCGTCAGGGAACCAGCGCAACGGCAATACATCCTTCAGGCGTGATACGATGTCCTGCTGATCGCCGACCATGTTATTCCACGACAATCTGGTCGGCTTTGATCACACCCGACGCGGGGACCACAATGTCTGCCGAGGCTCCATTCAGGATAATCCCAGTCACGTTAACGACCTGAGGAGCCGCTGAGTACGCGAGCTGTGCCACGCGCGAGATAGGAAGCGGTGCTCCCAGTGGAAGGCTATTGATATAGTTGCTTATGGAGCTAACCATGACAGGTGCTATCTGAGTCTTGTCCGCTCCCGGCGTCAGGGTGGCGGTCAGTTCAACAGTAACATTTGTTACCAACGGCGGGAGTACCGCAAAACTGGACCCCACGGGGCGAACGCTCTCGATTGCGGATTGGACTGTGGCCAGCAGCGAGCTGGCAGGATATCCTGACCCGTCATCGACTATGACAACAAAGTTACCCATCAGGACCGCACCCGTCGGGTCGACATTCTCCTGGATGACGTAACTCATCCCTTGCTGGATGCCGGTAATAGCATTGGCCACGGCTAGTGGCGTCGCTCGCGAACGCGTCGCGAGGAAATTTTGGAACCGGGCGCGGAATGCCGAGTCTGACTCCGCGTCGGATCCATTCTGGAACGCATTAACGTTGGTAACAAGATCGATCCCAGGCAGTGCCGATGCGAGGACCGAGACGGTACCGGCCTGCACGTTACCAGCGGCACCCGGCGCTTGTGCGAGCACCGGTACGTCCAACGATATCACACCTGTCGCCTCGACATAGCCGTTTTGGGCGGCATTCCATGTCGAGCTTGTGAGGTCGGCAACGACCGCGAAGGTTTGCGTGTTGTCGGCAGTTCGGACCAATGATCCCGCTGGGATCAACGCCGCGGTACTAGCCACGAAACGGGACATCGTCACGCTTCCCGAAGCGGGACGAGCGGGCAAGCGCGTCAGAGAGAAGTCCTCCATCCAGCTATCGAGGTCCGGACCGCTACTGGTCGCAGCGCGAGTCATCTGCAAGGTTTGCAAGATTAGCCACTGGACCCAGAGGACGACTGAGGCATTAGCTTCCAGAACTGCTCGCAGTGTCGAACCTACGGTAAGGTCCAGAAGTTGGGTTGCCGCCGCCTGTACTGCAGCACCCATTCCCTGGAGTAAGCTTGAAAATGTCTGAAGCGAGAGTCGCATGGCCTACGCTCCGACCTCGACCGCGAGAACCTGGGTCTGTCCATTCTGCGAATCGGTATATCGTATGTTCAGGAATACGCTGCCGATCGCGCCGTCTGGTGGATTGAGAATGTCGATGATTGGCTCTGGATCGCGTGCCACGGCTGCTTCCTTGAAGATCTGGCCGCGTACGTTTGCGCGGACCTGTAGTGGGTTAGTCGGACCGCCTATGAACTGCGCGAGGCCAGCTCCGTATAGTGGTTGCCAGATATAGTCTCCAGTATTGGTAAGCAAACGTCGCAGGACCCGCTGTTGGCCAAGGATCGGAGGAGTTGCTGTTGCCAAATCACCCGTGGGGCCTACGGTCAGGTCCGATCCCCATTGATGAAAAATATCAACCATAGGAATCAGTCCTGCTCGTTCGTGATGGAGGTGACGCCACCGCGTGAGTCAGTGTGTGTATGCGTGTCATAGTGCATACGCAGACGGGATAATGCACCTTGTTGGTCGTATACATCGCCCGCTACATGCAAATCTCCGGAGATCCGAATTGTGCCGTCGTTCTGCAATTTGATGAAACTACCGGAGCCGTGAACTAGCCAGAATTCACCAACTGGCGCGGCAGGCGGTCTCGCCTGATTTGAAAATGCTCGTCCTATAACCACGCCGTGGTCCGCCTGCCCCTCCTGTGGAATGATCATGACCTGGTCTCCGGGCGAGGGCGGACAGACCATCCCCCATCCCTCTCCGGTCCACAACGAGAGTATCGGAAGCCAGCCGGTAAGCACGCCTTCGGGCTGCAGTATGACCCTTACGGTTGCCGCGGAGGGGTCGACCGACGCGACGGTGCCGAATCTCGGGCGGCCCATGGCGTGAATGAGCGCATCCGCGTGCATTTTGATGACGTTAAGAAGGCGGTCCATGTCACGCCGCGGCTTCGGAGGAATTTTCCGACGGCAAGACAACGTTCGTCCGCGGCGACGCACTGATGAGACGTAAGTGCTGAACAAAACCTCGCCGTTGGGCGAATACTCGCTCTATGCTGTCTACATAGTAGACTTGATCGAAGGCGCTGCCGGTTCCCTCAAACAGGATGGTACTACGGGGTGTTAGTGAAAGTTCTCCGGGCATAGAACACTCGACTATCCGCTCGTGACGACTTAATTCGGCAATCTGGTACTGCGCCAGGCACAAGGCAGCCTCCGATGTCAAATTTGGCCGTACCGTAATGAAATTGGTAACCGGGTTACCGCTGTTCGCTGCAATGGTATCCGCGCTCACATCGAGCGAAGATCGCACCGATCCCAAAATTAGTGTATTTTGCAATGAATTCCAGCTTTTGACGGTAACTTCCAAATCCCGTGTCAATGTGAGATCGCGTTCTAACCGGAATTCCAGCAGGTCGGAGGGCCGCAAGGTCATGGTTGCAGGCCCGGATATCGGGGATGGTTGGAAATATAGATTGGACCCGCTTACAAAGACCTCGTACTGCTCTTGCCTGGCCAGGTTCACAAGCAGATCCCACTCGGTGGTGGCGTTACTGAACTGGTCCAGCGTTATACGCTCGTGGGACGACTCGTAGTACCGGCCGACGAGCGTCGTCGTTGGTGTCACATATGGTGTTAAATCATGTCTCTGTGCGATAATCGATGCGATCTCGCTGGAAGTCCTGTTTGCGAAGGCTTCGTGAGTACGGGCTTCAATAAGGACCGCCGTCAAATCGCGGCCGCGGAATTGTACGATACCGCTTGTAGGATCGACCGCCACGTGATCAATCGTCCCCTGCACGAGGCTCGTAAAAGGCGTCCATAGGTCGAGAGATAATCGGACATCCGCCAGCAATTTGGTTTGGGAAGACCAAAAGGGAAGGTTCGCCCAGGCATCAGCCGCCAGCGCCGCCGTAACGGAAAAGCGGTCGGCGCCATAGTGACTGGCTGAAGCAATCTCTGCCTGATACGCCCCTGTCAGCACGTCCCCGTTGACGAGGACCTGCAAGCGGGGTGACCGAACAGACGGCGTAATGTCACTGGGTAGCAACCCCGCCTCCTCCGTCCGGATTCCTGTCCGGAATCAAGAGCGTGGTGATGCCATTGATTCGTGGATCGCTAATCCCATTCAGTTGAGCAATACGTATCCATTGCGTCGCGTCTCCGAGTTGCTGGGCGGCAACACGGAACAGGTTCCCACTGATGATCGTGATGTACCTCATGAGGTCACGTGCTCGCGTTGGCGAGATTGATCGCAGCTCGACCCAGGTACGCCCCTGCGGAGCTCAGGATACCAAGTTGTTCTGCATATCCTACCGCAGACAGGAGATTTGCGATCAAGATGCGTGGAGAGGTCGGGTTGGCAGTTTCGGTTGTCTCCATGATATTCTCGGCGCTGGCCATTTGAGCACTGACAGCAGAACGTGCACTTACAATGCTGTTCTGCGCCATGACGTATTCTCCACTGCCTAGCACGGTACTACCCGAAGCGTTCGTAGCGGCGACCACAGACAAAAGATCGAGCCCTAGAACCGACACACCAGCACACGCGTTAGAGACGTCGGCGACTACTGAGCTTTGTAGCGGAGTCTGTTCTATCATGGGGCTATAGGCTTCATCGCGGACTATGAGACATTTCAGGCGATACGGGATCCAAGTGTTTGTTTGATACTCGGCGTCAAACCGGTTTACAATAACTGAGTAGACAAACTCATCCCAGGTCAGCAGGGTGATTTCGCCTCCAACCCGCAAGGAATCGACCTCCCGTGCCCGAACAGTTGCGTTCGGGCCAGAAAACACACCTGCAAACGTGATGTCTGCCTCGTCTCTGCCCATACAATCAACCACCCGCCGACCGTCTGTCAGTCGGTGCACTGTGAGACGCTGCTCACCGCCAAAATTGACCTGGGAGGGTAATTCGAATTCACTGAAATAGATTGGCCCCAATCTCAGGGTGACATTGGCCATGCTGTCCTTTCGGGAATCTTCCAGCGTGTCTACTCTGCGGAATTTGCCGGGTTCCGGCACGGGCCGTGGAGCAGTACTTCAGAGAAGTCTCGCAGCTTTTGCCGGGCATGGCATCGCCGCTCGAATTGGGAATTTATGATCAAATGCCGCTGGACGGGCCTGCCCAGCCAGGCGTTATTCGGGGATCTACTGCCGTTATGCCAGAACAGGGCCGAGTGACCTCTCTCTCCAGGGTTTTGGCGACCCACCGACCAAGCAATCCTCCGTCGATGTGCAGAGTGGCTAGAGACTGGCCTGTGGAAATCGATTGAGGCGACGCCGAAGCTAAAGAATCAGTGCGCTCCTGGATCCCAAATTGCCCTTGCAATTTGGTTGGCGAGGCGTTCCGCATGGGATGCACAGATGTCGACGCAACGTGGATGCTTGGGACGTTCCTGGATCGAGTGCTAGATACTCTTTGGAGGGATTCGGGGATTTTTGCACCGTTAAGCGTTCCGACATTCAGAACGGACGTCTCAACCGTTCTCGACCTCCTGATCGTCTCCCGTCCTTGCGAGATAATCCTGGCCAAGCTGGCTTGCAAGCTCGGTATGCTCAGTGGCAGGGGCGGTGCTATGGGCAGAGGTGCCTCGATATCAGCGTCGATACCGGTTTGTTGGTTTTCTGGCGCGGCCGGAAACCTCGGCGTTAATACCAATGCCGCTTTCCCGTGCTGCCGTGCCAAAGGTTGGCGGTTGACCGTCTGTACGGGACGAGGGCCAAGAATTGGCCCCGTTTTTTTCGTAACTCCGGAAAGCAACCTTGATCGGGTCGTAGAGGCCAAGGCCCTCAATCGCGCAATGTCTTGGTGGAATGGACGCGCCGGTAATTTTCGGTACGCTGTCGAATCCGTCAAAATCACCGGATCGGAAGGCCCCCTTATGCGAGCGTGACGTCGTCGCCAGGCATGCGAGACTCCCGTTTTCAAGTGCTGGTAGCCCATCTTAGGTACGAGCAAGAAGAGGCTGGCAAGAGTGCGAAGGTCTAAGACCGAGACTGTGGATTGCCGATTGAAGGCATCTAAATCCCGCGCATGTTGGTCTTCCATCGGGGGCCTTCCTTGACTCTTCGCCAGAAGAGAATGTCGGCATGCCGTCTTTCATAAACGGCCAGGCCGTGAACATTATTGTTGTTCGAGTGTTTCGGTCTCTCCCGGCCATCGGGCCAGTGACTGCAAGAGATAGACCCACCGGTGTCACTCCGGCACAACCGATTCACTGGTCATCGGTTTTACCGGAGAGGTGCGCTGGACCACTGCAATGTCTCCCAGTCGAATTCGAGTCCATCGAGCGTTCCAAAGGCAACCAGATAAGCAAGTCGTTCGTCGAGCGGAAGCGAGAATGCGACATCGAACGGCACCCCGTTCCTGATCAGATAAAGACAGTCGATCAGGTCGGGGTGCCGTGACAGTTTCCCGCGCTGGCGACCAATTCCGCCGTTTCTTGTCCAGCGGGAGTGTCCAGCGCGTCTGCAACCGCTGCGATCCCGACATTGCCGAGACGTCCAACAACACCCTCAATTTGTAGCTCATTGGTGGGTTGGGGGATCGGCACCCCATCGACGGCGATAACAGAGGTTGCAAGAAGCGCCATCCCGAGCCACGCCTCGTTTTGTACCAACAGAGGCCCCGCGGCTTTGAACAAGCGTAACCTGTCCAGTGCATTGAGATGTCGGATCTCCAGCAGCCGTCCCTGGCCGTCGGTGACCGTTCGCGTTTCAGTCGCAGTGGTGATGATCCGCGCTGATGGTGTCATCAGACCCGACGCCTCCGTGTCGAAAAGAATTCCAGCTTCTGCTTCACGCTGGCGTCGCCTTTCCAGATCCCGGCATTGACGAGCTTGAAGGTCACGCCGTCATATTGGTATGTCGACGTCGAGCCATCGGACTCCGATACGTATTGGTACATTATGCCGGTCGCCGCGCTGCCACCAGTAAAGTACTGTTGCTCCGACGCGGCAATAAAATCATCCACTACCGAGCTGCCGCGTTCGAGGTCGAAGCTACCTTCCCAGCCTCTTGGCAGCTCAGTGCCGAGTTGTGTACCGTCCAGACGGCTTACTCGCACGGAATGCGTCACCTGGCGACTTTCAAACCCGGTGACGTGGGTCAGGTCAACCCGGCCAGCCGAGCCTATCACCACGAGTTGTGTGTCCCGCCCAACCGAGAATGCTGTCAATGACATGACCGAACCTCCTTAGCTGGGTAGCCCAGTGGGCAGGACCTGAAGCGACACTTGCACTGTCTGGCCTCCTTCAATGTTAACGATGAATTTTTCGTTGATTGCCTGATACTGCACTTGTGCGTCAGATTGCACGTATCCGAGGCCGGTGCGTCCGGACGGGTTGTTTGATGCGTCGCAGATGACAGTGAATGGCAGGCTTCCGTCCGTGCTGCCGAGCAATCCCTGGCTCAGCATGCTCTGGAGGAATGAGAGTTGGGTCGCACGAATCCGCTGAAACAGGTCGTTATTGATGACTTGTCCGACGTATTGACCCATACCAGCCGCCAAAGTCGCTGCCAGATAGTTCGTCATCCGCGTGTAATTGTCGCCGTTGACCGCCGTGTTGGATGACGAATTATGTCCGCCGCGGACTCCCCAAAAGCCGCCCCCCGGTTGAGGATTGCAGATAACATCGATCCCTGCCCCGAGTAGTACCCCCAGGTCGGCAGACGAATACGAGGAGTTCTGTGCCGAGCCTGGGCTACCGGATTTCTGGCTACCCACGACACTGTAAATCTGCTTGTTCAGGCTTGATTGCTCGGGCGATAGATTTGCAAGTCGGCCAGCAGCAAAGCCTTGTGGTGATACGAGTCTGATTGTCGCATTGACCCGATCTGACCACCAGATCCAATCGCCAAACATCAACTTTGCCGCATACGAGTCCAGGCCGGCCTGCGCTTTCACCGTTACAGCGTTCTGGATTGCATCTCCAGCCGGCCCGGTCAGAATCATATAAATCCCTTCCTGGAGACCGAACGCAGCCTGCGTTGTCCATTGGGTCGGATCATCGGCGTCGGCCAGCAAGCCTAACCCACAACCCTGGACCCTCAACGCGTACATCCCTGACCGCGGCGGAACATCCACGCCAATCAACTGTGGCGAGGAGACACCGGATGCACCATCAGAACCTGGAGTGCTGGACCCAAGCATCACCGTAAACGCCTCTGGCGGGACTATCGCCCCACCAGCGCTGGCGACCAACAACTGGGACGGCCCACGCTGCGGGCCCTGTCCTTGGTTGACGGCATTGCTCAATGAATTCCAGAATGCAGCTCCCGAGCCGCCAATATTGTCGTATACCTCGGGCTGTTGCCCTGGAAGTGCAACTGTGAGGCGCCAGCTACCGACCCGCGATCCGGTGCCCATCGAAATGCTGATCTGATTGCCGAGTGAGCCAGTATAGACTGCGGTGAAAGTTACCGTCGTTCCCGGAACCACGGCCTGCGCCGCAGTATCGGTGCCATCAGACACTCGCACGCATCGAAAGTTTTGCGCACCCTGCTGAACCGCCGTGGCGACCTGCGTCCCCATGTCGTATTTTCGCGCGACAAGCGGGCCAAAGCTCTGAGCATAATCTGCCATCGTCGCAACGATAACGGGCTGACCTACCGCACCCCAGCACGCCGTCCCCACAATTCCGATGATGTTGGTGGGAACTCCATTCAGAACCAGATTCTGCGGTGGTACGATTTGGACATACAAATCTGGCACGATAAGGGCGGTGGTATTGATGCTTCCCTGCTGGACAATGGGCATATTCAGACTCCAGGCGTCGTCGGCGCGGCGACGCGCACAACGCAATGCGCGTGCTCGCCTCGAAGAGTATCTGCCACGCGCGCTGCGTCAGTGATCACGTCGCCGCGCGAATAGCCATTGAACGGTTTCACAACAATTAAATGCATATTCCTAAGGTCTCCGGGATCAGGCGGTAAATGTGGCGGCGTTGAGAAGGAGGTCGCCGAACAACATCGTCGGTTGCGTCGCGTTCACCGTGGTAGAATATTCGACATCATACAAGAGATCGCGACGGTAAAGCAGAGCATCTTCGGACTGATCAAAGACCAGGGTACCTGCGTATCGTACCCGTGCCTGGCTTCCATCCGGCATGCTGGTAAAGCAGAGAGCCGCAAGCACCGAATCGATTGTGGCGGCAACAGAATCGCGCACGGCTGGAGACGGACACCAGCAGGAAATACGAAAGCCCTGCTGCTGGCGGCGAACCTCCTGTTGCATGGAAGCGGATGATACCACCCGGGCGACCAGTACTGACACTCCAGGAACGGTGAATGCAGCACCGGCGAGTTGCACAACCATGTCCGACCGAAGCAGGCCTGCAAGGTTCGCAGCAATCAGTGCCAGTGTGTCGCCTGCTAATGTTTGATACACGTAGGTCTTCCCGTCCGCCAGAATGCCGACCAGCAGGGCCGGATCGGCAGTCCCGGCGAACGAAACCGAATTCCCCGTCACTTGTACCGTCATAGTCGGCTCTGGTAGCGTTCCGGTCCATTCCGGCATGTATCGAGTCGTATTGTGACCGGCCTCACCCTGGGGAAAGATGGTCACATTGACCCGGCCAGCCGAGAGGTCTGCGTCGAGCGCGGCTGACTTAGGCCATCCACGATAGATTCGGCAGTCAGGCCCTGGGACACTTGGCCCGCCGGCTCCTGCAGGATAGAGCGCAGCGGCAACAAGCGTTACCAGGACGTTTTCGACGTCCGATTGGTCTGCCATCACGTGGTAACCTGTTTGACCGTGACTCTCCACCCTAGCTCACTAAGCTCGGAAGTCAGCACGACTGCATTCCGCCCAAGGTCGTCGGACATCAGATCGGCTGGGCGCAGCACCGTGCCAGGGTAAGCGGGAAGCAGAACCGTCCAGAATGATACGGAACTGTCGCTTGGAAGGTTTGCCTGCGGCCGACCGCTTCCGGGCGCGGCAAGAACGCTGGCCGGCCAGTTTGACAGCAACGAGACCACATCGTCGGCCGTCACACCTCCATAGTTGTTTACACCAGTGTCGGTCTGTGCCGCCGGGCGACTAAAAGTCACAATTCGGTTGGTCCGGACGCATAGTACGGGAAGCAACCTTTCTTGCGCGGCGATGAACCACACCTGTTCAGGCCGCACCAGATAATCCCCTGGACGGGTATACGCAGCGTCGAATAACCCGTGCCAAAGAGCATTGCCATATCCGTTTGTTCTATCAAACGTGCCCCGCATGCTCATGAATAGTGCGGGGAGTCGTACAAATCTGTTCCGTGCATCAAGGGGATCTTTGTTGCTGCTGGCCCGATAGGCGTCCGTGGCGACGCCGGCTGCGCGGGCCGCCACGTTGTTGCCCCAGCGGATCCGGTCCTCAAGTTGCGCAGGTGCCATTTCAAACCATCAGTGTGAGGCCAGGGTCCATCAGCGCAGGACCAGGTGGAACGCCCAGGAAGCCGCATAGCCTGCGGCGCCAGTCGTCAAGCAGGCGCGCCCGATCGCGTGGTTCGTCTGGATTCCGGGTCCAGACCGCAGCCTGGTTGGTGTCGAGGTTGTCACTCGTTCCAGGAATGGCTTGCTCGAGCACCGACAAGGTTCCGAGATAACGTCGCAGCACTGCAAGTTCCGCATCCGACAAGTTGTTGAACCGAAACTCGAGAAGGCCATAAACTTGGTAGAACCTCCACGTCTGGAAGCCGACCGGTGCCGCTCCGTATACTGGATAGCCGCAATACCGCCGGGCGTCCGTTTTCTCCGCGTCGCTAAGGTTCATCAGAGATACGATCCATCACCGCGTGTCAGCAGAATCGTGCCAGACCCGGCGGTCAATAGTACCGCTGCATAAAAAATCAGAGAGTTCACAGATAGCATAGCACGGCTGTTCGGAAGTATAGGCATATCGCCCGACGTTGCCGTGACGGATGGGTCAGCACCAAATCTTACGTAAGCAAGCGAGCTCGTGCTGTTGGTGACGACGACTGAATCACCGCCACCGGCAAGCAGAACGCTAGCCGATGTTGTGCCGGCGGCAATCAATGCCGTCCCGGTAGGCCGAAATGGGCTGGTAGATCCAACGGGCATTTCATGTTGTCCTATTTTGGCTCAGCCGATGTGCTCTACCATAACAGCACGTTTGAAGGCCGCGTTTGTTGCCGTCGGTATAGTTGTAGGATTGGTTGTGGTATCGGACGGCGCGCAGTAGCCACCGATCCAATACCATGACTGCGCAATGATCTGCTGCAGCCGATCGATTGGTTCGCGCGTTACCATTGCCACGTCATCCACCACGGAGATGATCGAGTCCTTTGGAGCGACATCTTCAGCTGCCATGCCAGCAAAGTCCCCCTCGACGAGGGCTCCCTGACCGCAAATGATCGGGCGCCGTATCATAAGGCCGGTTAATGCAGGATGGGCCTGCACAAAGGCTTCGGTAGTCGGAACAAAGCGAAGCCCCAGAAAGTCATTGGTCATTCCCTGCCGGAACACTTGATTTGCGGAAGTCGCACCCTGGAAAAGCTGTTTGAAGTCTGGATCGGAGAACAGTTGCCGCGCGGAGACCGGGTCCAGGTAGCAGTTATAGACCCCGTCTATTTCCGGTACGGCGTTCATCCGTAGTTTGGCAACAGCGTCCAGGAGACACGACATTGTCAATATATCTCCGGCGACAAGCAAGGAGGTATTTCCGCGCTGGGACGGGCGGACGATTACCGAGCCGTTTGCGGCGGTTACCGTGTTGCCCGCGGTCCCATCGGAGACCGATACGTTTGCTGAGAACGTAAGCACGCCGGATACACCACCAGGGGCGACGGAAGCATTGCTCGCATCGGCAACGGCGCCGATCAGTGTGTAAGCATCCGTCGTGCCCACTGTTACAGTAAGCGGGTTTGAGCTGCTGACTGGCTGCTGCACGCCATTGACGAAGAGATTTTGAAACCCGCGAATGTCGTCAACAGAAATTGCGGGGCCTGCACTACTGAGCGTGGTGCGTACGCGAGTGTTGCCCCCGAAATACGCACCGAACAGGGCGTTCCGGGCTATTTCGTCGAGGCTCCGCGCTGCCTGCTCGCCATTGACATAGGCGTTCTCAAGAAACTGCGAGGCGATACCCACTCGCGATGTAACCATATTGAGGTCAGTAGTTGCGGCATAGTGGTTTATCGTGATTGTGTATTGCTCTACTCCCCACGTCGTGGGAGTCAGTCCGTTGTCAAGATTTGTATTGGTGCTCGGACTCAGTGGCGTCGTCACTGTAGGCTTCAAGCCCGCACGGGTTTTCGTGAGTGTTTCACCGATCCCTACCGCGATTTTGACACGATCGGCACATGCCCGGTAGCCAAGGCGCGATCGAAGCGCTTGCTGGAACTCACGCTCGAGGAAACCTTGTTGAATGATCGGCTGCAGAGCCGCCGGAAAATTTTGAATGGGCACAGTGGGATTCCTTTAGACTAGCGCACAATGTTGCCGGATTACATGGATTTGGGTGATTTCGCGACTTCAAGGTCGCATTTTTAGCAAGTTTGCTCTGGCGACCTTGTATTCCGAATCTGTCATTTCGGTCGCAAGCTTTTGGCGCGGTGGTTGGGCAACTGGCGCGGTGGCCGGGCTGGAGGAAAATGCGGCCGCGAATAACCACGGTTTAGCCTTCTTGAACTGAGTCATGATTTGGGCCGCCCCGTCGATTTCCCCAGCCTCGTTCAATCTGACCGACGCAAGATCAAACAATCGCAGCCCGTCGAGATCCACCATTCCGGCCCGCACTGCCTCAGCCTTGAGTTCTGCAAGCACCAGCCGCGCATCGGCTTTTGTGCGAAGTTCGGCCAGCTCGTGTTCCAACGTTTCGGCGCGCGCACGAAGGTCGGCTGAGGGGTCAGGAGGACCCGCGTTGTCAGATGTGCTATCAGGCATCAGTCTTCCTTGGAATTTCTGTCTGCTGCGATTCGTGCCAGCTCCGCGGGCACGTCTTCAATGTCAAAGCTATCCGCGATCGCCTTTACGGCGGTCTCCCGGCTCATATGACCCGCTGCCGTGAGTGTTGTCAGCGTCTGAGCATCTTTCTGCCGGTCGTCCGCCGAGGGCGGATTCCACCGCGGCCAATTCAGCGACAAACGCGCTGTCGTGTCCAAAGCCGGTGCAGGTTGCCCCATGACACACAAGGGATAGATCAGCGAAGCCTGCAAGACCATTTTGGCCAGGCTAAGCAGAGCTGTTTCGCCATAGCTTGCTCGCAGGTTGTCGGCGAGCCATAGCAGCCCCTGGTTCATCAGTTCCAAAGCCTTGCCTGACTGTGCCGCTGTCAGCCGGTCCGCGTTTGCTCGGTTTCCGTGTACGCTCTCCAGCGCAAGCTCGCGCAGCGTACGCACATACTCGATCACAGCACCGGATGCCGTTCCGCCAATTTCCAGGAGGCGCGCATCTCCCTTTTCACTGACCACGAGTGCGTTGCCCGCACCTTTGATGATTTGATTATCGCTCGTCGCCGGCTCTTTGATCAGGAGCGTGGGGTCGCTGCTGTACTTCAAGCCCCGTCCCGCCTGGCTGAGTTGGTAATCGATTTCAATTTGGGATTCTATCGCCGCTCGGAAGGTACAAGCTCCTTCGCTCGGATCACCGGTGGCGGATATTCCCGGCAGATTACGTATCCACTCGATCGGCACGAAACCGAGGCCGTGCCGGATGCTGCGAAGTTCATCAACTTCTGGCGGCACGACGTCGTCGATAGCAACAGGAAGCGACCATGTTTCCCCGTCGGCATCCCAGCAGCGCTGAAACCAGTAGTCCGCATCTGCGCTCGGGATGTCGTAACCATTCGCGATAAGCTGGGCCCCGGCAACCTTGTAACGTTCGGTTACCTGTACCAACCTGTCGGGTACATTCGGATCCCATTCCGGGATCAAATATGCTGTGTCCAACGTCTGGAAAAATATTCGACCGCGTAGCACGCGCATAAGGATGGCGACTGAACCGATTGAGCCCCGGATTGCCGCCTCGGTCATAATCAGGTTCAGACGTGACTCTTTGACGATATCCGCCAGGACAGACCGGGTCGTCCGGTCCGTACAATCGATTGTGGGAAAATGCCCCTCGCTGAACAGCAGGGAAACGCTGTCCTCGACGACGATACGGCATAATGCATAGCGTACGCTTGGTCGGCGGTTACGTAGAGGGATGTACTCGCCGCCTGCTCCGCGCTCATCGTGAAACTCGTAAGGTAACACGTCATAGAGGCGTCCACTCAATACCCGGTTCAAGATGTCCAGCGTTCTTGCACGCTGAGAGTAATCCGGATCACGGGGAATCAGACTACAAATTGTCTCGAACATCTCGCCCTGACCGCATTGTGTCGGCACATCTGTGCCGGGAGTTTCAAGCTAACGTGCCAAATGCAGAAGATCGACACGCCGTGTGGGCGCAGAGACCTCGGTTAACATACGAAGCGCACGCGATAGCGCGTCCACTTGGTCGTCCTTGCGTCCGGATGGAAACTCGCGCAGTTCCTCGATGAAGGCATGGTTCCAGTGATCGCGGACGATCGTCATGTTCCCAGCCTCCATCTGCGATGCTACGGGTGCAGCCCGAGTCATCTTCGGCCCGGTCTCGCGGGAGGCCGTGACGTGATAACCCGCAAGTTGGGCGGTCAGATAGGCGACTTGACCTTTACCTGCCTGTCCCGGGTCCTCAGGCAGACCGATCACCACCCCGCGTCCGTCGGCTCGTGCGGCCTGGACGATGCTTTGCTCTACCTCTTGGGGGCTTCCGCGAAGACGGATTATATCAAGAATTGTATAGCGGCCCACTTCGTCCCGCATCATCTTAACACCGACGGTCCAGTCAGGGTCGTTGGTTCCGGTTTGCGCCGTTGCCGCCAGGTCCCAGGCTCTGACGACGCGGCCAGGTGGCATACTTGGCGGTAAATCGACGGCCCTGAGCTTATCTACCTTGAACAAGGTGCCGGCCGGGGTTCGCGGTGATTGCTGAAACAACGCAGACCAGGCACGCTCGCCTAGTGTGGCGCGTTTCCGTTGCAGAGCGCGGCCGTCTTCCCACTCTGGCCAAAGCGGAGCATCTATAGGACGACCGATCAGATCGTTGGGCTGCGCTACGGCTGCAAGTGTCAGGGAACGCCATTCAGACGCAGCCTGGCCGAGCAGGCGGCCGCAGAGATCGTCTTCGTGCCACCGAGTCATGATCAGTATGAGACGACCTTGGGGCTTCAGCCGCGTTGTCAGATCCGAGCGGTACCAGTTCCAGATATGCTCACGCAACGCTAGATTGTCGGCTTCAGCCTGCGATTTAATGGGGTCGTCGATAATAGCAAGGTCGGCGCGACGCCCTACAACCGACCCACGGATGCCGACAGCATAATATTCACCGCCGCAGGACGTGAACCAGTGCGAGTTTGACCTGTCGGTTGACGTGATCGCATATCCCAACCGTGCCTGTCCTTGCGTAACGAGCCTGCGCACCTGACGGCCGAAGTACTGTGCAAGACCGGCTGTGTGAGAGGCGGCGATAATCGAACTACCGGGGTGCTGTGTGAACCACCATACCGGAAACAAAACCGATGCGTATGTGGATTTGGCAGATCCCGGTGGCATGAGAATCAGCAAGCGATCCACGCTGCCGTCGCTCACTGCTTCCAGTTCGTGGATCAGAAGACGTTGGTGGGCGGCCGGCGCCTGTCCAGCGTCATGAAGCGCGCACGCTGTCCAGCTAAGCAGACTGCTACGGATCTCCGACCGTAATTGGCTCTCGGAGTCAGCTCGGGCCACGGCAAAGCACGATCAAGGCGTCGGGCAAATGCAAATTGCCTGCTTTGAGGCGATCGATACTCATGAAATTCCAATATCGGGGCGTTCGTTCTGGAAAACTACCCGAATACAAAACCTACGAAAATCGCGCCACTTATCTACGATTTTATCAGTTTGATTGTCGGCGACCGAGCGCAGGTCATTCCACTAACCTGGAACACACCTCGACTGAAAGCGTCTGCCCGTCGTCGTCTTTTCAACACTGCGATGATGCCAAAATGTATACCCGGAAATGGGGTGGTTGGGCAAGCCCTTTTTCCTATCATGGATGGAATTCCTGTCAGATGGGCGCGCAAAACAATCACGGCGAAGGCAAGTTTCTTTCGGATGGAGCCAAGGAACCCTATCCTGTGTCGTGCAGGATCGAGCTTCCCCATTCGCCAGCCAGCGGTTGCGCGGTTGCAGCGCTACAGGGAAGGCTTCGGACAGCTCAGCAAGCTATCCGCAACGCGCAATCCTGCGCTGCATATATGGCATGCCTGACCCCTGCTATGGCCAAAAGCCGTCCAAGGCCGGTTGATCTTCTCGCCGCAGCCGGGAAAGCTACGCTTCATGCCCATTTTGTCTGGTAA